TTTGTAGGATTATACTGGGCTATTTCATCTGGCGCTAATTACGCTGAAGCTATGCAGATTGTTTTCAGTGATGAAGAAATGGCTATACTAGCGTCTATTATAGGGTTTTGGTTTGGCGCCCGTACGTGGGATAATAAATAACAATGAGTTTTTTTGTATATAATATAACCTGTAAAATAAATAATAAAAAATATTATGGGTCTACTGGTAATCCTAAAGGGAGATTTAATAAACATAAATCAAAGTTACGAAACAATAAACACCATTCAAAACACTTGCAATATGCTTGGAATAAGTATGGAGAAAATAATTTTGAATTTGCAGTATTAAATACATTTCATAACGAACTAGACATGATAGAAGCTGAAAATAATTTGATTCATTGTAATTACATTCATTCATATAATATGAGTAAGACAGCTAACCCTTCTTTTGTAAGAGGTCACAAAGTATCTGAAACTACTAAAGATAGAATAAAAATAGCAAGAGCAAAGCAAATAATGACTTCTCATAGAGCTGAAACTATAGAAAAAATAAAAACAGCAAGGGCAAAACAAGCAATGAAAAGGGTTATATTTATTACAGAATTAGGTATTTTTGTTGGATATGATAATTTATGTGCCGCTCATAATATATGTCAAGAGACAGCTAGGAAATGGATAAGGGATAAAAAAGTTAATTGGAATAGAATTTGGTAATGAGAACCTCTGATGAAGGCATCAAACTTATTAAACACTTTGAAGGGGTACGTAAAAAACCTTATATCTGCCCTGCCGGCTATTGGACTGTTGGCGTTGGTCATCTTATCAGTCGCGATGCTAAGCTACCTTTTGAATGGTTTAGGGCTTTATCAATTGGGGAGATAGATGATTTACTTAGAAAAGACCTACGACGCTTCGAGTTGGGAGTACTTCGTCTGTTGGGTATTGTGCAACCAAGTCAGTCTGAGTTTGATGCTCTTGTCAGCTTTAGCTTTAATCTTGGCTTGGGATGCTTTCAACGAAGTACAGTTCGCTCAGCGTTTATACGTGGTGATAAAAAAAGGTCTGGGGAAGTTCTTTTAAAATACCGTAGAGCCGGTGGTAGAATACTACAAGGCTTAGTAAGACGACGACAGGCAGAGCTCGCCTTATTAATGAGATAACACTATGGCACTAAGAAAATTAGTATTTCAACCGGGTATTAACCGGGACAGAACCGATTATGCCTCTGAAGGTGGGTGGTATTCTGGTGATAAAATACGTTTAGGCAAGGCTACCCTGAAAATAGGTGGCTGGACTACAGTCAACTTTGATCCCTACGTAGGTACTGCGTCGAGTTTAATATCTTACGGAACCTCTGATAGCGAGCAAATAATTGGCATAGGTACCAATGAAAAATGTATGTACTGACCGGTACTACTTTAGTTAACACCACTCCTATCCGCGCAACATTCACTACTACTACTTTCCCCTCCACTGATAATATGTTTACCACTATTGCAGGGTCGAATGTTATACGGTGTACTCTTATCAGCGGGGCTAACGAAGGAGATTGGGTTACTTTTAGCGGAGCCGTGGATATTGGTGGAATTCCTGCAGCGGACATAAACAAAGAGTTTAAAATAACTGACGTAACTACCACAACGTTTGACTTTACTGTAGACACTGCCGCAACCTCAAGTATAGCTGCAGGTGGTGGGGTTAGTATTGTAGCTGCATTCCAACTTAATATAGGCTACCCGTTTATTACTTATGGCTATGGCTGGGGGTCAGACGCTTGGAGTAGACTAACTTGGGGATCAGGCGGCACCACTCCTATTGCTCTACCTGCGCGAATTATATATCAAGACAAATTTAACAATAATATTATATGGAATCTTTATAATGGACCTATTTACTTCTGGGAATACGACAGTACATTAAGTAATCGGGGTGTTCTTTTAAGTAGTTTACCTAACGCAAGGGCAGTGCCTAATCAAACAGGCAAAACTATGTTTGCCTCAAGTGGACATTTACTAGCACTAGGCGCTCAAGAATATAATAGAGTTTTAGGTGCTAGTTTAGTAGTATCTGGAATAGTAAGGTCAGGTCTTGTAGCCACTGCTACCATATCTACCTCTCACGGTTTAGTAGAAGGAGATTGGGTTTTACTATCTAATCAAGCACCCCAAGCATATCAAGGGGAGTATCAAGTAACCTCTGTCCCTAGTGGAACGACGTTTACTTATACTCTGCCTTATGATCCAGCTAGTGATGCTACAACGCCGGGCACTATGAACAAAGTAGATTATAGTGGGGGATCATATGACTTAAACCTTATTCGATGGGCTAATGTCAGTGCTGATGTAGGGCCTAATCCTGAAGAATGGAAACCAGAAATTACTAACTCAGCCGGGTTCTTGCGAGTTAAGCAAGGGTCGGGTATTGTTACTGGGTTTATTGCTCGCCAGGAAGTATTAATATTTACCGATATAGCCCTTACTACTCTACAGTTTACACAAACAGCTGAGGTATTTGCCCAGCAAGAAATATCTACCTCTATTAATATTATGGGTGGCAAAGTAGTAGCCGAAGCAAATAATGTAGTATATTGGATGGGAACGGATAAATTCTTTGCTTACGATGGTAGAGTAAACACCCTCCCTTGCACACTAAAACAGTATGTATTTGAAAATATGAACAAGGCACAGGGCGATGACTTCTTTGCTGGGATTAATAGTGAATTTAATGAGGTAATATGGTTCTATACTTCTGGTGGTTCAGCTTCAATAGATAGATATGTTATATACAACTACGAAGACAAAATTTGGTATTATGGCACATTAACAAGAACTGCATGGGCAGATACAGGAACTATTCCTTACCCTCTTGCTACAAATGCTGGGTACGTATATCGACACGAAGACGGGAATGACGATGGTCAGCCTTCAGGAGCCGCACCGGTAGCTATTGATGCATTTATACAGTCAGCCGATATGGGCATAGAAGATGGTGATTTGTTTGTATTAACTAAAAGAGTTATACCTGATGTTAACTTCACTAAATCATTAACCTCTAACCCCATAACAGGAGCCCCGCTAGTACCTGAAGTACAAGTAACAGTAGGCGTAAGAAACTTCCCCGGTTCAAGCTTAGCTACTTCTGATGTCGAGGGTAATACATTGACTAGAGAAGTTATCACTACAGCAACTATTGACCAGTATACTAACCAAGTATTTGTAAGAGCACGAGGAAGACAGATGGCATTTAAGATTGCGTCTGAAGACGTAGGAGTGCAATGGCAACTCGGTGTCACTCGCGTAGACTTTAAACCCGATGGCAGGAGAGGCTAATATGAAAAAGAAAATTAAAAAATTTGCAGAAGGTGGAGAGGCATTAAATTTAAGTGACGAAGTTCGTGGTAATTTAAACCTTAATACTGGTACACGGATGTCAGCTGCCAATCAAAAGTTTTTTAAAGACAGTCCTAGACTATATGATTTAGCTTCAAAAGCTTCACAGATAAAAGCAACTCCTGGTGATCCAGGTTCTTATCTAGCTAAATTATTTGGTTATGGAATAATGAAAAATCCGGGTTCATTTAGAGGTACTCTTACAGATAATGCTACTGGAAAAGTTATACGCAAATATAAAAAAGGCGGTAAGGTTAAAGCTAAAAGAAAACCCATAGATGGTATAGCTAAAAGCGGTAAAACCAGAGCAAAGCATAGGAAAGATAAATAATGTCACACATACCTTCAACTAAAGCTCCTAACTTAGCGCCACCTCAGAGTGAGTATAATAGGGATCAGGCACTGCAGTTTGCTAATCAATTACGACTTTATTTTAATCAACTAGATACTAATAACAACACTGTTAAGTCTAGCATTGATGGGCTTATCACTTTACAATGGTTAGGAGATAACTAATGGCTTTTCAATCAGTTACACCTATAAGATTAGCTCAGGCCGTTATTACTGAAAGTTACCTTGCTATATACACATGCCCTACAAACGCAAGGACCTACGTAAAAGATATGCTAGTGTGTAATACACAGCCGGGGGCGGTTACTGTGTTTATTAATATAGTGCCAGACCAAGCCGTAGTAGGAGAAGCTAATTCTATATATAATAGTTATGCAATAGCGGCGAACACAACTTTTCATTGGAAAGGGACACAAGTACTAAGCCAGGGGGATACAATACAAGTTAAAGGTACAGCACCAACAGCAACTTTTGTTTCCACGGCAACTGACAATTGCTTTACTACTAATACTACCGGTGGCACTGAAAGTAATGTTCTAGTAACTATTGCAAACCACAATGCATCGGATGGTGATTCGGTCACCTTTAGTGGAGCTGTTGCCGTAGGGGGTATTACTGCTCCACAGCTTAATACAACATTGACTGTCACTAGTGCAACTACTAACACTTTTATTGTCGTAACAGCGGGCACAGCATCGTCTGCCACCACAGGTGGGGGCACAGGAATTACAGCAGTTTTTGATTATGGAGAAGGGCCAACCATCACAATATCTGGTGGAGAAGCCACATAAAACGGTTTATACGTAGCACATTACGTGGTATTATACAAATTATATAAATAGGAATTTTTATTATGTCTTTAGGAAATGTATTAGGCTCGATAGCCCCAATAGCCGCGGGATATTTCACAGGCGGAGCAGCGGGCGGAGCAGGATTATGGTCTAGTTTAGGCTCTACAGGAAGTGCTATGCTAGGTGGCGCTTTAGCTGGTGGAGGTATTGCTGCATTATCCGGTGGAGACATTTTAGGTGGGGCTGCTATGGGTGGTCTTAGTGGTATGGGTGGAGGTGCAATGCAAAGCGCTTTTAATCCAGCAAACGCAGTTGCTATTCCTGGGGCAACCACTCCAGTAATGAATTCTAATCTGTTAAGTCCTTATACTAATATGGCTCCTGGCGCTATGGGTGGAAATGTTGGTATGATGTCTAATCCAGCTGCGTTATCAGGTACTGCGGGTGCTGGAGGAATTGCTGGAATAAATCCTGGGGTTACAGGTGCTTTGTCTCCTGTACCAAGAGGCGGTGCTATATCAGGGATAGGAAATGTGGCTAAGCCCACTACAGGCTTTGCAAGTAAAACACCCGGTGTTATTGATCCATTAAAACCAGGGTTATCAGGGGGGTATGCAGGTAACCCACCTCCTCTAGACACTAGTTTTATGGGTAGTATGGAAAGATTAGGTAATGGTAGCAAAGCAATGGGTATGGGTAAATTAGGATTGACTGCCGCAGGCCCTCTAACTGAAGCATTTGCACCAGAACCTTTAAGCTACGACGATTATAATAAAGATGAAAAATACGACCCTTATAGAACCCTTAATCTTAATATGGACACAGGGATTAACGAAGCATTACAAAAAGATTCTGGTCTAAGACTATACGCTGGAGGTGGTACAGTACAATCTCAAGCCGGTGGTAATACAGGTCAAAACAGTGGTAATTTATTAATGAGGATGATACACGGCACAGCCCCAAATATGCAGACAACTGGAGTGCCTGAAGGTATGTCAATAGCTGATGTAATACGTGCAGGAAGAGGTTATATGCCTGGTCCTAAAGGTGGGGTGAAATTAGCTCAAGGTGGTTACTTAGATGGTGGTATGTTACCCGGTG